ATAAACATTTTCAATAAAATTTTTTTTATTTAAGTAATAACCAAGCCAATTAGATGAATTGAAAGAGTTATGAGGAGTGGTTTGATACCATATATCGTGATGATGATCTATATGAACTAAATTTATTGACGTTTTTTTTCTGTAAATAGGATCAAGTGTGTAAAAGATATTTGAGTGTGCTTGAGAAAAAATAATATTTTTTAGTGGTACGTCATCTATATAATTAAAAAAATAATTTATAATATTATTAAAATTCACATTTGATGTAACATAGTCCGTATCTATTGATAAAACATTAATCATAACTCTTGTTTTAAAAACTCATCTACTATTTTTTTTGGATCTATTTCTACACAATACGGATACTCTGAGATTAAATTAGTGTTATGTTCATAACCAAACATTTCTGG